CCCCCATCGGGAAATACGGTGATCGTCAAGTCGGGCAGCGGGTCCGCATCCTCGGGACGGATCTCGGGCTGCTCGCCGACAAAGATCACGCGATTCGCGGGGGTGGCGTCGTCATAGAGTCCACCGAACGAGCCCGGCGGGAACGTCCCGGGAGGGGCCGCCAGCAGCTCGGCGATGGCTTGTTCGAGTCCGAGCGCCACGGCTATCTCAATGCGATTCGAATCGCGCGGTCGACGCGGTTTCGAAAATCTTTCTGGTATTTTTCCTTCTGAGCGTCAAACGGCCGCTTGAGAAAGTGCCCTCCCGCGCCGGGCTTCCCCCGGGTGATCGGGCCTCGCTTGTAGGGCGGTCGTCCGCCCGTCCGCCGGCCGGTCGGTTCCATGCCTTCATGCAGAAAGAGCGCATAGCGTTCCTTGTAGAACACGGAGGCGGTCACCGACTTGCCTGTAATCGATGCGGTCCGGCGAGCGTTGCCGTCGATTCCCGAGGTCATGATCATGCGGCCCGTGAGCTGCGGAGCGATATCGTTTGAGCGCTGCAGCAGATCTTTCGAGCTGGCTTCGATCGAGCGGAACGCCGCTTGATGCGCCGCGCGGACGACCTTGCGCAGATTCAGGATCGTTTCGTCTGCACCGTCGATAGGCATCATTGAGTCTCAATCAAGAGGTGATCGATCTCGGCGCCGACGTACCACGCCGAGACGCGGAATACCTGTTGCTGCTTCACTCGCGAGCCTTTGTAGTCGGTCCACTGGACTCGGTCTCGGGCCTGGACCTCGAGCGCGTCGCCATTGTTGTCGACCGGGTCCACGACAAAGCTATCGCTGATCGTAATGTCATGGCCGTCGACTGAGCGAGAGAGGACATTGACCTGCTCGTGAATCGCGCAGAGCCCATCGGCGACGGTGGCGATGCTCGTCTGATCGCCTCCGGGCCCGAGCCGCGTCGGTCGCGTGATCGTCAGATCGAAGACGTTCGCTAGCTCCCGCTCGATCACGCGGCCCCCACCGTCACGCTACTTCGTCGACCCGCGCAAGCGGTTGAACGCTTCGGGATTGTCGAATTGGCCGAACTCGAAGTAGGGCGCCGGAAGGTCCGTATCCCGTGCGTCTTGAATCTTCTCGTCTCTCGAGATGCCGCCGACATAGAACTCGACGAGCGAGCCGCCGGAATTCGCTTTCCCGTCGAGCTCGTCGGCGAGCTGCAGGTAGTGATCGAAGATGGATGACAGGTCGCGCCGCACCTTGCCGGCGCTGTAGTTGACCTTGCGCGCAAACTTCCCCGCGATGTCACGCGCCGCGCACGCCGCCGCGCGCAGAGCATTGTCGCCGAACTGACCCAGACGCCAGAGGATCTCATCGTCGCCGAGACAAGCGTCGGCGCAGTCGGTATCTCCCAGCATCAAACGCACCGCATCGAGCGGGCTGTTGGCAGGGTCGCCGCCGTAGGTGGCGGCTCGTGTGATCGCCATCGCGCGCTAGCCTCCGGCCGGCTCGGCCTCCGCCGTGGCGCCCGCCTGGACCGCCGGCCCCGGCTCGGGAGCCGGGGCCGGGGCCTCTGTCTCAGGGTGTTGAGACGCGGCGGACAACTGTGGATTGTCGCCATCGAGGCCAATGTGGCCACACTGGATATAGTGCCGAAGGTTTCGCTTCAGCAGAGATTCGGGGATCGGGTCGCCCGGTTCGAGAAACCCGCTCCCGTGCTTCATCCGTCGAAGAGCGATCAGCATTTACGCCACCGCGTCGAGAAGGAACGAGCCGAGATCGGCGCTGACGACCTTGGTATCAAAGGCGAGCTCGCACTCGATCCGGTCGCTTTCGATCGGTTCCATCCGAAACCGCTTGATGCGATTCCCGAAGGCGCCCGCACCGAGCAAGCCGGTCCAGGCGAACGTGTAGCCCGCCGAGGGCACGAGCAGACTCGGGCTCGGTGGCGACCACGTGAGCAGCGCATTGTTTCCGGCGATGAACGTGTTCGTCTCGCCCGGCTCGATCGCCGTATTCTGCACACCCCAAGCGATCAGCACCTCATCGAGCTCGAGCACCGCGGCGAGGGTCGCCCGGTTGACCACCGCGGGGCCGCCCGGAACCTGCCCGCTGTTCACACGGCCGAGAAAGTCGGGATGATCCTGCAGGATGCTCCAGACGTTCGGGCCGATGGTCAGCTTGTTCGGCATGAAGCCGGTGAGCTCTTTCATCGCAAACATCGCGGTACGGATATCGGTAATCGGCGTCGAGCCCGCCGCGTCCCACTGCAGGAACTGGCCAGCGCCCGGCGCCGCCGCCACGCCCGTCACTTCCGCCGTCCAGATACCCGTGACGAAATAGCTCGCCGCCCACGTGATCTCGCGAATCAGCATGCACTGCTGCGTCACGAACGAAGTGGCATCCGAGTCGACGCTGAGCGCGATATCGGAGTTCGCGCGGATGTCGTCCGACACATCCTTGTGGATCGCATACTTGTGGGCGAAATACGTGTCGGTCGTTTGATCCCACCCGGAGCCGGCCGACTCGGTGCCCGGAGCGCGCCGCTTGGCTTCGGTCCGGAACCAGTCGGCCCGATCGTAGATGAAGTAGGCGTCGGCCTGCTTGTTCACCGGGACGACCGGAAAGACGCGATCGGCGATGAAGTCGGTGGATTCCTGGATGAAGGCGACCGAGATATTCGTCAGCGCCGCATTGACGTGGACGGCTGCGACGGTCGGCTGTGCTTTCTGAAAGCGGTGTAGCATGGGAGAACTCCCTTCATGAAAAGTGATCGACGCCGCAGCGTCGAGAGGTTCGGATCCGTCCGCGTTATGCGGTGCCGAAGCGCAAGAGGACGCTGATGATGTCGCCGTCAGCGCCGCCCGCGGTGATCGCGCGTCCGATCACCGGATTCGTGGCCACCGCGGTGATCGCGCGGGCCGCAGCATTCGTGGCGACTTCGGCGCCAGCCGCCACAGCCGCGCCGCATACCATCTTCGTGATTCCGCCGAAAGCGACGGCGGCCTCGCGCCCGGCGGCAGCCGGATCGTTCTGCAGTACCCCGTCGATGCGGACGGCTGCGCCTGCCAGCGCGACCTGCCCATTCGCGTCGACCACGAGCGCATGGAATTGCGAGGCGCTCAAGTCGGCTGCGGCCTCGAGCGAAAACGTGGATAGGTTCTCTTCAAATGCCATAACTGAAACTCCCTTCGATGCAGCGGCGCCGCGGCAATGCTCGCGGGCCGAGGTTCATTCTGCGGCCGGGCTTACTGGACCGCGGAGCCTTCGCGCACATAGCGGTCATAGAGATCGGGATTCTCTTCCATGACCCGGCGTCGAGCTTTCTCGATGCTGGTCGACGGATCGGCTTTCTTGATCTCGGTCGCCTGCGCTTCGATCTCGGCCCAGGCCGAGCCGCCCGCGTTGTTGCCCTGATCGGAACCGCGGGGCAACAGCGAACCGAGCTTTGCGAGCTCGCCCTGCGCCGTCATCTGCTTGAGCCAGAAGGCGCGGTCCTCGTCTTCCATCTTCGAGAGATGGTCGACGAGCTCGTCGCTCGGCGTCGGCTGGTGAGCGATCTCGGCCACCTGCTTCGCGATCTCCGCTCGCTTCCCGACGTCGATGACCTCGGTCAGCTTCGTCTCGAGCTTTCCGATCCGCTCGTCTTTCTTCTCGAGCAACGCCATCACATTTGCTGGAAGACCTTTGTAGATGTCCTGATCGCCGCCTTCGGGATCGTCGGGCTTCTTGAGCGCGGCGAGCTCGGCCTCGAGCTCTGTAACCCGACTGGCCGATGCCGTAGCCTCATCGCGGATCGTCTGTGATTCCGTGGCCTGCGTCTGCAGGGCCTCGACAGCTTCGCGGTCGGTCTTCGACAGCTTGGAGAGGTCCATATCCTTGCTCCCTTTCTGTGCCGCAGCCGCGTCGGCTGCGCATTTGGAAATTTCTTGCCCAATGGTTTCGCGCATCTCGCCGAGTGATGGCGGTACGTCGACATCCGAGAATGCCTTCGTGATCTGGCCGGCGAGAATCGCGGATAGCTCCGCATCCATGAGCTCGGAGAATTGGCCGATGCTCGTGCGGATCTCCGCCTCGATGTCGACGTCGTCGTCTTCAAAGAACAGCGTGTCATGGACCGACTCGGTCAGCGCGTCGATGCGATTCCACAGCGCATCGAATGCGGTGAACGCCATATTGGTTTGCCGGACTTCGTCGAAGAGGATTTTCCGCAGACCGTCGTCGATCGGACGCCCGACGCTGCGCTCGAGGTCCGCGACGAGTTTGCGGAAACGCTCGCTCTCCGTCGCCGTCACGTCGGGATCGGTCCCGTCTCCACTTCTCCGCTTCCAGAGCACGGCCCGCGCGTCCGGATTGTCACCGCCATCGACGAGCGAGACTTCTTTGATTACCGCATCGAACAGCCTGCGCTTAGGCGCCATCGCTCAAGACCTCCGAATTCGATCGACCCGCGATCGAGAACATGGGGAGTTCACCCGCCTTCACCCGCTTCCACACGTCTGCATCGGTCACGTGCATGCCGATGAACCAGCCCACCCGGCCGAGATCGATTCCCAGCGCGGCCTGCACATCCTTCGAGAAGAAGAGTGAATCGACGATGACGCCCGCGTCGCCGCTGTGCATCACACCGCCGACGCGACTCTCGAGCACAAAGTCATGAGCGGCCTTCTCGACCTCGCCAGCCTCGAAGATATCGCCCGAGTAGTCTTCGACCTGAACATCGAGCTTCTCGCAGACGTAAGCCCAGCCCCACACGATCTGCTTTTCGTGGTCGACCTTCGCGACCGGCGTGGATCTTCGAACATCTACCATCTCGGACACGGTCAGCCCTCCGAAGAAACAGCCGGACATTTGTGCGGCTCGTGTGTCTCGACTTCGATCAACGCGACAGTGGGTTGCCCGCGGCTCCCCGGAACGAGAATCGCCTCGACCCAGCAGCAGCAGTCGGGGCAGATCAACAAGACGCGGAAATCTTCAGCCGGTCTAGATGATTTGATACTCGATGAAGCATCGGCAACGGGCATGCGCTGGCGGGTGGATGACGAGGGTTTCATCTCGCGAGTTCCCTTCCACATCGCGCCGAATCGCCTGGAATGTTTCGTCGAATCCGATCGTCTTCCCTTCGAGCGGCTCGCAGATCGGGCAGACGCGCGCATCCTGAACCGTCCGCCAGACCTTCCGAACAGCTTCACGCCCGATCTCACCCTGCGCGATGGCCTCTTCATAGAAGAGACGCTCGCCCGCATTGATCGCTGTTTGAACCTCATTCTCGACAATCACCGATGCTCGATTCTCGAGTAGCTTCTGCTGTTGGTTCGCGACGTCGCGGCGGATCGTTTGGTTGATCCGCTCGACGGCGTCGTCGAACTGCGCCTGCCCCGTCGGCGTGTTCGCAAACTGGGCGCGCAGGTTTTCCTGCCCTCCCGGAAAGCGAGCCTCGACGAGCTTTGTTTCGAAGTTTCGCAACGACCGAGCGCTGCGCGCGTCGAGCGTCAGCGAGTCTCTGACCTGCTCGATCGCGTCGGTGGGGTCCAGGCCCTCGACTACGACGGATCGGATCGTCTCCTGGATCGACTGCGTCTGCGAGGCGTTGAGGTTCCGCGCCAGCTCGAGGCCCTGATTCTCGACAAAGGTATCGGCGAAGGTCGTGATCACATCGCCGGGGATCGAGATCCCCTCGACGATCGGCCCGCCGAAACGCCGGCCAATGGCGACGCCGCCTTCGAGCGTCTCTGTGATGATCGACTCGAGCGACCGCAGCAGCCCCAGATCGAGCTCCGCGAACTCTTGGGCCAGCGTCGTGCTGACCGACCCGGGTGTGCCATTGAGCAGGATCCGGATCGTATCGTCGCTGATCGAGTCGCTGAAGCTTTGCAGATCGATCCCGATCTCGTCGGCCAATAGCGCGACGATCCGCTCGCGCAGCTCCGTCGTCTCGATCCGCTCGAGACGCGAGATCTTGAGGACCGGCCGCCGAGCTTTAGCTTCCGTCAGTCGAGTCATGCATCGACAACGTGCCGCGCCGCAGCGCGATCTCGAGCTGCTCGCGCGAGGCGGGCTCGATCGGGTTGATGATCGCCTCCGCCGTCTCGCGGCTGAACTGAAAGGCTTGCTGCAATAGCGCGACGGCCGACACCTTCGGCACGAGTCCCGCCGCGACCTGAGCGATAATGTCGGTCACGCTCTGCACCTGCGCACCGTTCAGCAAGACGCTCGGACCGGCCGGCATGGGCTCCCCTCGTAGTGCCGCCGCCGCGACGGCCGCCGGGTCGAGCTCTCCGCCGGCCGCTGCCGGCGCTGCGTCCGCTGGCAGCAAGGTGGGCGCGAGCTCGTCGGGCGCATCGGGCAGCCCCGCGGTCAGCCGCACCGCGCGCTCGAGCTCGGCGTCGGGGAAGAGCGGCATGCCCGCCTGCGCCAGCTTGAGCAGCAGATCTCCGAGTGATCCGAGATCCCGGTTTTCAATGTCGCCGTGCTTCAGCGTCGGCGGCTGATCCACTGCGAACGTGTTCAGCGCGAAGAGCTGCGGGATGGCCTTGCGGTTGAAGATGTCCTCGATCGAATCGAGCCAGGCGCCGAGCGCAACGGCGAAGAGATTCGTCTTCGACTCCGCGAGCGCGAATGATCCGACCTGCTCGTGCCCGAGCATCACAAAATCCGCCAGCACGGTCTGCGCGATGCGCGTGTCATATCGACCAATGATCGCGTTCGTGTCGAATTGCCGGCGGCCGCCCGTGGAGAGCAGTTTGAAGTCATACGTCTGACGGCCGTCTTTGTCGTAGGCCAGCGGGAAGAGCATCCCTTCTTTTTGATCGCGCTTGACGTTGCGCACGAGCAGCTCGAGCTGACTCCGCAGTCCACGCTCCGCCGCCCCCGCGTTGCGATCCAGCACCGACGGCGGCACGAAGGCCACCGGAAGTCCCGCGAGATCTCGCTCGACGCCGATACCCTCGATCTCTTCTACCCGGCGCTTGAAGTAGTAGCTGCGATACGCGTTCCGCAGGATGCTGCGGCCTTCGGGGTTGCCCTTGATGGTCGTGGTTCTGAAGAGCAGAAAGCGTTCAACCGGGATCGGTCGCGGTCGGAAGTCGGGCTGCGCGATTTGGGTGAGACCGCAGAGCTCGCCCGACAGATCGTCGAACTCCCATCGGTCGATCGTTTCCTGCGCCCGCTGCGGTAGCTTCCGCCAGCCGATCCGGCCGTCATCAAACTGGGAAAACGTGGCGATGTCATCGGTCGGGCCGTTGCGCTGCTTGTAGACCGGCTCGACGACGGAGTAGCCGAACGTCAGAAAAGAGAGGATCGCCGCGAGCGTATCCTCCCACGTGTCCGACATATCGGCGAGATTCGAGGTCAAGAATTCCGCGGCTTCATCATCCTGCGAGGACTCGCCACCGGGAACGACACGCCACTCGACTTGTCGGATCAGCATCTCGATCGCGAAGAGCATCGACCCGACGACCGCGTCATTGTCCCGCATCTGCTTGTAGAGCTCGGCGCCCTTCGGTCCCTGCAGCGGCGGCAGAAATTCCTCATGAATCTCGCCGCCCTGAACGTCGAGGCCCGTGGTCCCGAGCTCGATGAGCGGATCGGTGCTCGCCCCCGCGTTCACGTCTTTTTCAAATTGGATTCTGAGCGACATCCCTACATTCTCCACGGCGATCGGCGATCAATCGTCGCTTGCCCCGACAGGTCGGGAATGCGCGAATCCTCATCCGAGAGTAGCTCCGTCATCGCCCACACGGTCGCGTCGAGGCGATCGGGAGATTCGCCTTGACCCTGCACCCAATTCGTTAGCGAGTCCTCGAGCTCTGGGAAAATCCCAACATGATGCACACGGCCCTGCTCGTAGAGCGAGGCGATCGGCTCGGCCCGCGTATACTTGCCGCGACTCGCCCACACGCCCGTCACCGGAATGCTCGGATCAATCGTCGCGAGGTTCGCCTCGACGAGATCACCCCCGTTGTTTCGCTCGCCCACGATCCGGTCGGCGCGAAATTCCGAGTAAGCCGCACACGCCGCATTTCCCCAGCCCCGCGGACTGTAACGGCCGCTCCGGTCGTCGAGGACGTAGAAGTGCGTCGAATCGCCGAGCCGCACCGAGCCGGCCGTGACGATCCCCGTTTCGTCTGAGTCCTCGCCGGTCGAGACGGCCGGATCGACCGCGGTGACGATCCGCTCGAGATCGGGAACGATGGATACCCGGGCGCGTTCGATCCAATCGCGGCGCCAGAGCGCGCCTTCGACCTGATCGAGCAGCTCGCCATAGATTTCCTGCCGTCCTTTCGTGGTCCCGCCGTATTTCCGCAGCACGCGATCGAGGAAGGCTTTCGGCAGCGCGGGATTATCCATCGTTGACCCGCCCGTGATCACGGTGTCGGGATCGGCCACGAGCTCACGAACGAGATGGACCGGGGCCGGCGTCGTCGTGACGACCTTGCGGGGATCATTACCCAGCCGCAGCGACAGCTCGACGTTGTCGAATGCCTCCGGGCGTTTCCAGCTCGCGAGCTCATCGAGCCAGGCGAATTCATACTGCGGGCCCCGGAAGAGATCCGGCTCGTCCGCGCTGAGTAAAATCGCCTGCGAGCCGTTCGGCCATGAGAGGCGGCGTTTGCTCGGCTCGTAACGCGGCGGGTCCCACGGCGGAGAGATCGCGAGTACACCGCTGATTCCCTCGATGCACACGTCTCGAAGATCCGATGCGGTACGCGCGGCGATCAGCATCCGACACCCGGGATGATCGATGGCATAGGCCCGCGTGGTTTCGGCCCCGGCGCGCGTTTTGCCCCAGCCGCGACCCGCTTGGATCAGCCACGTCTTCCAGGCGCCGGGAGGCCAGACCTGCTCGGGGCGACCGAGACGCCGCCAGTCATAGAGATCGATCAGCAGCGATTCGAGCTCGGCGCGGTTGAGCTCATCGACGAACGCGGGCCGCTCATCGGGATCGAGCTGCCAGAGATCGTCGACCGGGCTCGGCGCTGCCATCTATTCGCAGACGAGCGAGACGAATCGAAACATGCGGCGCAGACCGACGCCGCCATCAAAGTCGATTGTGATCTGCACTCGCTGGCCCACGGAGAACCCATTCGCCGTGCTGGCGAAGAAGGTCGCCCGGTAGTCGTTACTCGGAGCGCCCGGGAACTCGAGCAGCGCGATGGGCCCGAAGATCACGGAATCATCGGCCTCGTCCCGGAAAGTCGCAGACACG